GCGCTTACGCTTGCATCCGTACCGGCGGCGAATGCGACAACGATTTCAGTGGGCAATCTTCCTGCGGTTGGAAGCTCGGTTATTGTGTTCAAGGCTGGCGACTTTATCCAGTTGGGCAGTTATCCCTACAAAGTCACCACACAGGTCTTGAGAGGCTCAGGATCGACCGTTAGCGTAACTTTGCATCGTCCGGTGATAGGAACTCCCTCGGCGGGTACATTGACGGCTGTAGGGGTTTCCTGCACGTTCTCTGTTGTTGCTGAGGTCTGCCCAACTTACACACTAAGGCCAATGACAAATGGTGCTTTTGTTGATTGGGACTCTGACTTTGTCTTTAGGGAGAATGTGCAATGAGTACCCCAATGACAGCGCTTTCAAGCGCGAGCATTACCCACGGCGAATTTGTCAAACTGACAACCTCAACGTCTACCTATACATTCTGCAATGCTGCGGCTGCAATCACTGTGGGCGGGAATACGTTTTCAGGATTGGGAAGCCTTCTTTCTGTGGGCGCGGTTAATCGAGAAATTAAAGCGACGTCGATTGATATGGTGATTGGGCTCATAGGCATCGACCCAACAAACATTTCATTAGTCCTGGGAAGCAACATCAAGGGCTCAACCGTAGAGATTTGGCGCGGGTTCTTTGATTCCGACTATCAAATCATCACTAGCCCATCGACACAATTTTTCAAGCGCTATCAGGGCATCGTTTCCAATATTTCAATCACAGAAGATTGGAACGAAAACATCCGCAGCCGTACGGCTACAGCTTCAATCTCTTGTACTTCTTTCCGATCTATTCTGGAAAACAGAATTGCAGGGATTAAAACTAATCTCACGACTTGGCAGCAACTTTACACATCAGATACGAGCATGAGCCGCGTGGCTGCGATTAGCGGTCAATACTTTGACTTTGGAGCGCCGCCTAAGTCTGGTTCGCAATCAGATCCAGGAACCGTTCAGCCATCACAAACCGATCTAAACGATATAAGCCAAGCCGGATGAGATACGCGACAAAATACGACATGCCACATCTTATTGAAATGATGAAGGCTTACGCGGATGAAGCGGGAATAGAGACACTAAAGCAAAATCAAAACGAAGGGCATGTTCGTGCGCTTTTCTACGAGATGATCAAAGGCCGAGGGTTTGTTCTTATAGACGATCAGTTTCGAGGGTTCTTGGCGGCTTATGTGACTAGTAACTTTTGGAACAACTCGGTTAAAGAACTTCACGAGGTTGGTTGGTGGGTTATGCCTGAGTATCGAAATACAAGCGTAGGCGGAAGGCTTTGGTTAAGGTTTAACAAACTTGCTCAAGACATGCTAGACCAAAATCGAGTGCAAGTGGTTTTGACTAGTCTTATGCACAACAGTCCAGAGATAGATTACACACGATACAAATTTAAGCCCATGCAAGCAACATTTTTTCGAGAGTAAATTATGGTCGGCTCAATTCTTGCCACTCAACTATTGGGATTTGTTGCTGGAACGTTTTCTTATGCCGCCGCGACATTCGCAATCAATTTTGCGGTCTCATATGTTGTAACTCGGGTGTTTGGATCTAAACCTCCGCAGTCTCAAGACACGGGCGCGAGACAACAGGTTCCCCCTGCTAACAACAACTCCATTCCCGTAGTCTATGGCGATGCGTGGCTGGGGGGTACGTTTGTCGATGCGGTGCTTTCTACCGATCAAAAGACAATGTACTACGTCTTAGCCATTTCTTCCATTTCGTCAGATGCTTCCGCCACTTTCTCTTTTGACCGTCAAAAGTTTTACTACGGCGACAGACTTGTAACATTTGACACAACAGATTTAACTAAAGTGGTGTCATTAACAGATGGAGCGTCGCCTCCAAATGTAGACGATAAGATTAGCGGAAAACTTTATATAAGCCTTTACACGTCGACGAATGCTGGTGTTATAACGGCGGTCAATGGGACTGCTCCGCATGTGTTTATGGGAGGGGCGGATATTGCCGCCGCGTTACGCTGGCCCTCATCTGGTAGGCAGATGAACGGATTGGCTTTTGCAATCGTCAAGTTAAATTACAACGCAGATGCTGGAACAACCGGTCTTCTTCCGATCACTTTTTATTGCAAGCACTATCCCAAAGGCGGGGCAGTGGCGAAGCCTGGAGACGTGTGGTACGACTACATGAGCGATACGCGTTACGGCGCTGGCATGACGGGATTAGTTGACTCTACAAGCGCAACCGCTCTTAATACTTACTCTGATCAGACCATCACCTACACGCCAGCCGGTGGAGGTTCTGCGACACAAGCTCGATACAGAATCAACGGGGTGGTTGACACCGGAAAACCCGTTCTTGATAACGTCGAGAAGATGTTGGAATGCTGTGACTCTTGGATGGCATACAACGCGGCATCAGGGCTTTGGTCGGTTGTCATCAATAAAGCAGAAACGTCTTCGTTCTCTTTCAACGATACAAATCTTATCGGTGAAATCAGGGTCTCTGCTATAGACATCAACCAGCAGATCAACCAGATACAAATTGAGTTTCCGTCTAAGCTAAATAGGGATCAGCCTGATCTTGTTTACATGGAAACACCTGCGGGACTTTTGTATCCTAATGAACCAGCTAACAGACAAAGCACAACGCTAGAGTTTACGAATGACTCTGTACAGGCTCAATACTTAGGAAATAGAAGGCTAGAGCAAGCGCGGGAAGATCTGATCGTTACGATTACTTCGACTTATCCCGGCATTCAAGTCGATGCTGGTGATGTTGTAGACATTACTAACGCAGACTATGGCTGGACGAACAAACTGTTCCGAGTCATGAAAGTCTCAGAGGCAACGGTTGACGATGGCAATCTTGGCGCAACACTGGAGCTTTCCGAATACAACGCTGTCGTTTATGACGATGCAACCATTACCGCATTCACCGCAGCCCCTAATTCGCAACTACCTTCTCCAGGCTATATCTCTGCGGCTAACGCTCCGGTTGTTACTAATCCACAACCGACAGTGCAGCCTCCGACTTTTGATGTGCAATGCACGATACCTGCCGTGGGTCGATGTATTCGTATCGGTCTTTACTACACAACGGTTGCTACGCCAGCGGATTCAGATTGGCAACTCTGGGGGATCGCTTCTTTAATCAATGGTGAGTCATTTGTTAACTCATCAACCTATACATTTACAAACGTCAATCTCACTCCTGACACTTATTACTTTGCTTTCTTGATTGGTAATGATCAGACGCTTATTAGGTCATCCACATCATCTGCATTTGTATGGAGCCCGACCGCTGCGGTTGGGCCTACCGGTCCGACAGGAAGCGCTGGGCCTACGGGCGGGACGGGTCCGACAGGCAATACACCCGATGAGCAAAGAATTATTTTTTTACAGCAAAGCCAGACGCTAGGCTATCCGGCCACACCTTCGCCAACGTCAGGATCTACATCTGTACCGGCAGGTTGGACTGCCGCAATGCCTACGATCACAATTGGCGAAACGATCTGGGCTTCTTACGGTACTTATGTAACAAGCACAAACGTTACCACATGGGATACGCCTGTAGCGTTTAACGTCTTTCAGTCTATCTTGTCAGATAACTATAACGGCCCGATTCCGCCAACGCCGGCAGATTTTGGAACAGCGGGTTGGTACTTAGATAAGAATTCTGGTTCGCTTTATGCAAACTCGGCCTATTTGCGAGGCGAGCTAGTCACTGGTGTAAGCGGAGCGCAGCGTATAGAAATCAATAAGACTGCTGCAAATAAAGTAGCTGTCTACAACTCTGCAAATCAGCTTTTAGGATACTTCGGCGGAACAGGCGCGACCAGTAATTACGTTATGGGTCTTTCGCCCAAGGCAATTAGCTCAAGCGCAAATGCGGCTTACTTTGAGCTTCCTGTCGCTAATGGCAGCAATGACGGCACAGGCTTAATTGTCAATGACTCGCTCACAGGAAAGATTTCGGGAACGGTTGGCTTTTACGCTGGAACTCTTTGGTTTGGTGTAAATGGTGATGCTGCAAACGCAGCGGCAACCTCAGTCGCAAGCGGTTACATGGGTTACAGAAGTGGAACCACTCATGCGGCAGGTAGATACATCAGCGGAACTGGTGGCACTGAAACAAGAATCTGCGATAACAATGGCTACGCTATAAATGTTGTCTCGGGAACCATTCGGTACGGTTCTTACACGTTCTCAGCCTTTAATGGATCAACGACTCAATTCCTAAGAGGTGATGGCACATTTGCTACGCCAGTGGGATCAACAACAAGCAGTATCACTTTTAATAACGGGGGCGCAGGCGGCGCAAGCGGGTCAACTTTTAACGGATCATCTGCGCTTACGGTTAGCTACAACACGATTGGAGCCGCCGCCACAAATCAAACTTTCTATCTTGGTAGTACTTCGATTGCTATCAATCAAGCATCAAGCTATTTGGTTTTGAATGATGTGGACATCACAGGAAACGCTGGCTATGCAAATAGTGCCGGTGAAATGGATGCCGGAGGATTAACGAGCGGAACAGTTCCTCCTGCTCGGTTAGCTTCTGTTCCTTCAGGGCAGATTGCGTTGTTCGGAGTGAATGGATCTGGTGTCGGTGAATTCACAAGAATCGTCACTTCAATCATTACGGGTGATGTAAACACTGGTGGCGGCGCTATTGCTCAAAACCTTGTGATGCAATTTAGATGCACAATTTCCGGCCAGAGATTTCACGGCGGCACAGGATCAATTGATCGCGTCACACTTGAATCATCATCTGATGAAAGACTAAAGCAGGATATAAAACCAGAAACTTACGGTCTTGGTTTTATCAATCAATTAAAACCCGTAACCTATCGTTGGAAAGAAAACCCTGATCTCAATTTCCACGGATTTATCGCGCAGGATGTCGAGCCGCTTATTGATGGCGAAAATGATTCTTTAGCGCAGACGCACAAAGATGGGACGAAAGCAGTAGATTACGTTTCTTTGATTGGACCGCTTGTAAAGGCAGTGCAAGAATTAAGCGCAGAGGTTGAAAGACTGAAAGGGCAGCTATGTGGCAAATAACCAAACTTGAGTGCATTCCCAATCTAGACGGTTTGCAGGATGCGGTTGTAAAAGTTCACTGGGAATATAAACTGACATCCGGCGCGGAGTCAGAAAGTTTTATTGGGGTCACCCAAGTTGAGGTTGATCCTAATAGTTTTACGCCTTACAGCCAGCTTACGCAAGAAGAGATTCTCGGCTGGATATGGAAAAAATTTAGCAAGCAAGCCACCGAAGATATGGTTGCTAAACGATTAGCCGACAGGATTGCGCCGCCGCTCATTGACCCACCATTGCCGTGGGCGTAGAATACAAAAAAAGACAAGATAGCCACCGTTCTGCCGAGAGTGCTTGGCGAACGTCAATTTACCGAGTGAGGGAATATGGCGATCTTTAATAAGAATACGCTTACTCAAGTCAGCGGATTCGACAACCAAATTATTGCCGGTGAGCTGGTATATAACCAGAAAACTTACTGGAATCTGACACTCAATAATTCAGATGGGACGCCACGCGATCTGACAGGCGCGACCATCACAAGCCAAATCATCCGTCGCCAGCTTTCTAACGTCCGCGATTCTCGATATGGACTGACGTTTGATATAGCCGACTTTTCGCCGCCGCCATCCCCTGTAAGCCTTACTATTACAAACCAGAATCTTTCCGGTGGTTCGTTTACTTTAGTGATCGACGAATCTGCTTGGTCTGTTCTTTCGACAGATACAGAGTTGGATATAAACGCGGCTAACCCAGTTGGATTCAGTGGGAACATCACTGTCGCCATTCCTGCCAGCGGTTCTACGCCAGCACAAGATTTGATTATCTTCTTGCTATTTTTGATCCGTTCTAATGGGGTGACGAATTGAGCACGACAGTTACAGGCGCAAATCAGATAACCCTAGTATTAGATCAGGGCGTAATTGGCCCAACGGGTCCGGCGGGGAGCGGGACAGATATTTCAGTTAGTAATGCTGGAACACAAATCACATCCGGTCTTACTTCTCTTAATATTACCGGTCCTGGCGGAACCGCAACTGCAATCGGCGGCGATGTAACCGTTACGATTGTGGGCGGCGGGGCTACAGGCCCGACGGGGGCCACGGGTCCAGCGGGGGCTTCTATTACGGGACCAACGGGGGCCCCTGGGGTTTCTGTCACGGGTCCCACGGGTCCGGCATCCACAGTTCCGGGGCCTACGGGTCCACAGGGTGACTCGATTACAGGACCGACGGGTGCTGCATCTACGGTTCCTGGGCCTACGGGCCCGCAGGGAGTGGCCGGGCCTACAGGGGCATCTATTACCGGACCGACGGGGCCGGCTTCAACCGTTCCTGGCCCTACGGGAAGTACGGGTCCGACGGGGGCTTCTGTTACTGGTCCGACAGGAGCCACGGGGCCTACGGGTCCGGCCGGGGGTGGTGGGTCTGCGATTACGGTTAAGGATGAAGGTACAACACTAACAACGAACGTAACGTCTTTTGACTTTACCGGATCTGGGGTTACTGCTACAGCTGTAGG